ATGACGGCGCGCGCCGGGTGCGGATTTGCCCTCCCGGACCTGCCGGCCCTATCGGTGGTGCTGCGCTATGATTGGCCGAAGCATCGGGAGGCGGCGGCGTGGAAATGATCGACGAGCAAGAGGAGCGCGAGATCTTGGAATGGTCTCTAGGCGATTACGACAACGGGGAGACGGGCTGCCCGAACTGCGGGCGACACAGACTATGCATCTGCACGAACGGCATGCACCGCTGCGAGAAGTGCAACTACTCGCCCGAGCTTTCCGGCTACGCTCCCGCTCACCTCGCATGAGCTGAAACCCGCATGAATAGTGGCGCGCAGCCGCTTTATCGATGGACTCGAAACCCTGTTTTTGCTATGTTTAGATGGGTTTTGCTAGCTAGCAAACAGCTCTTTTCAGGGCAGCCAGGCACAAAAAAAGCCGCCTCAAGGGCGGCTTTCTTCATTGCGGTTCGGCTCAGTTCTTAGCTGGCAGCTCGAACGGCCGGAAGCGGATCACCTCTTCGCCAAGCCACTCGTTCACCTGGGCCAGTCGCGCTTGGATCGGCTCCAGCTCGTTAACGGCCCACACCTCCGCCGCCTCGCGCAGTGAGCCGAACCCGCCGGCGTTGGTCGGCACGATGCCCATCAGCTGAGGCGGGATTCGCAGCGCGGCGAGAAGATCGTCGCGGCTGATGTTCTTGATCGACCCGAACTCATCCTTCGCCGCCACCTCGCTGACCGGGATCAGCTGCAGCCCGTCCTTCTTGCCGTTCGGCGCGTAGACGAACAGGTTGCGGAAGTTGCCCGGCCCCTTGGCCGACTTCAGCGCCTGGCGCAGTGCGTCGACGTCCGCCTCGTTCTGGCTCGCATCGGTCATGTACATGATAAACCCGGCATGCGACCCGTTCTGGTAGTACTTCCGCCGGAACAGCGTGGCCGACTCGTTCAGCAGCGCGCTCTGCAGCGCCGACAGCCACTCCGGCAGCCCGTACACCTCCTGATTGATATCGGCCTCGCGCAGGTGGCAAATGCTGCCGCGCTCGAACTCGTGTTCGTCTTTCCACCCGCGCACCTGAAAGTATGTTTCCAGATCAGCGCCGCGGCGCATGTACTTGGCCAGCGTCGGCTGCAGCGTCAGCGGCTGGCCGAGCCTGTTACGTCGCCGCTCCAGGTAGGCATTGCCGCACCAGAGCCAGTCCAGGGCGAACTGGCCGAACGCCTGCCGGTTCAGCAGGCGATGCGGCATGAAGGTTCGCTCCAGCATGTTGCGCTTGAAGTTGAGCCCGCTCTGCAGGAACACGCTCGCCCGCGTCGACTTCGCCAGCCCATCCAGCGACAACGGAGGTTCGTACCACTTCCCGTTGAGCCAGCATTCTAGGTAGTCGAGCAATTCGCCCCCATCGAGCACCGGCAGCGGATCGCCGAAGGTGAAGGCCTCCACGCCAGGGGCGGGGGCGGTGGTCAGTTCGCTCATCAGCAGATCTCCATGAATCCAGTGTTCGCCGAGGTCTGCCCCTCGAGCGGTTCGTTGTGCAAGGCGTGGAACAGCGCCCACGCGAGGTCGGCGTGCCCGGTCTCGTCGTTGCGCCCGGCGGTGTAGGTCATCTGGCGGCCCGAGGCCGTGATCGTCTTGCGAATCGCCATCAGCGAGCTGGCCACGTCCGTCCAACCAGCATCGAATTCCAGCCGGCCATTGCGGATCACGTCATAGGCCTTGAGCACCAGGCGCGTCTTCACCTCCGGCGAGTAGCTGAAGGTGGTCACGTTGGGGAAGAACTGGCGGACCAGCTGCGCCACGCCCGAGCCCAACCCGGTCACGTCCACGCCGATATAGGTCACCCAGTAGCGGTTGCAGGCCTGGCGGATTGCTTCGGCCTGGGCGGCGAAGTCCATACCGCGGAACTGGTGCCGCTCCAGCAGGCGGAACTTGCCGCCCGGCACCGCCGGCGGCGCCACCACCACCATGCCTGCGCTGTCGCCGGTCTCGGCCGGGTCGTAGCCGATCCACACCGGCCGGTCGCCCAGCGGGCGTTCCGCGAACGGCTTGTAGTCCTCGCCCCATTCGACCCAGCTGTCCACCATGCACGGCTGCAGCATCGTCAGCGGGAAGATGCTCGCCCCGTCATCGACGAACTCGCACATCAGCAGGTTGGCGAACTGCTCGGCGTTGTACTCGAAGCGCAGCTCATCCAGGTCGAACAGATCGCAGCCGCGGCGCTCGGCATCGAGGATGGTCACGATCTGCCGCCAGATCTTGTCCTCCCGGCAAAGCTTGCCCGGGGCCAGCGTGTCGTGGCGCAGGTCGATCTTCACGTGCTGCGCCGCCGGCTTGCCCTTGTTCAGCCGCTCACCCGTCCACCACTTGTACGCCGGGTGCCCCATGCTCGACGGCGTCGAGAAGTACGTTTTGCGCCACTTCTTGTGCAGCGCCATGCCGGACGCCACCTTGTTCAGCTCGTCGAAGCCATGCACCCAGAAAAATTCGTCGAAGTAGAAATTGCCCGAGCGCCCCTGGGCGGTGCGATAGTTGGTCCCGAGGAAGTGCAGCTCGGCACCGTTGGCCAGCACGATCGGGTCGCCCGTTAGCTGTCGGCCCAGCGCCTCCTGGACGAACGCCTGCATGTAGTTCTTGAACTGGTGCGCCTGCGCCTTGCTCGCCGAAAGGAAGATCTGATTGCGCCCTGTCAGCAGCGCGTCGATCAGCGCCTCGCGGGCGAAGTAGAAGGTCGCGCCGATCTGGCGTGACTTCAGGATCATCCGCGTGCGCATGTTGATTGCCCGGTACCAGTCCATCTGGTACTCGAAGCAACTGTCGCGGAAGGCCTCCTCCAGCAGCTCGATCTCGCCCTCATCGAACTCGTTGCGCTTGGGCGGCTTCTTCGGCCCGGCGTTGCGCGCCTCAAGGTTCGGGTTCAGCTCCGCCTGGGTACCACCGTCCTGGAAGCGCTGGATTCGCGCCTGCCGCTCCAGCTGGCGGTGCAGCAGGTCGATTTCCTTGAAGTCTCCGCCGGTCTTGCCGTCCTTGAGGATCAGCTGCACGAGCCGAGCCTCCAGCGCGCCACCGATCCGCTCGACATTGTCCGCGCGGTCCCACTCGTCCCGGGTTTTCCACGAGTGGACGGTCTTTTCCTTCTCCTCCAGGAAGTCGGCGATATCCGTCACCCGCCACCCCATCCAGTACAGATGGCGAGCGGTGCGGCGTGGATCCTGGAGGGGAATTTCAACGGTCGGTGCATTCATGGCGCCGATGCTGCCGTTCGCGCGCGCGAGTCGTTACTCCCGCGCCCTGTACGTCCCGCCAGTACATGGTGCGCGAATTGCCCGCACGGCGCGGCCTGCCGACCATGCCCTCAACTGCCCGGCCACCCGCCCGCACCGAGGACTCACACCGATGAAGCGCAAATTCAAATCCCGCTGGTTCCGCGTCGCCGTCGAAGGCGCAACCACTGACGGTCGCAATATCGAACGCAGCTGGATTGAGGACATGGCGTCCCAGTACAACACCGATACCTATACCGCCCGCATCAACTGCGAACACATCAAATGGCCGTGGCCAGGTGGTGAGTTCGGCGCCTATGGTTCGGTATTGGCCGCCAAGGCCGAAGAGGTCGACATCAACGGCGAGAAGAAGCTCGCCCTGTTCGTCCAGATCGAGCCAAACGATGCCCTGATCAAGCTCACCCAGGCCGGCCAGAAGCTGCACACCTCCGTCGAGGTCCAGCCGAAATTCGCCGACACCGGCAAGGCGTACCTAATCGGCCTCGCCATCACCGACAGCCCGGCCAGCCTCGGTACCGAGGCCCTGCAGTTCAGCGCCCAGCACGGCACCTTGAGCACCCGCAAGCAGCACGCTGACAACCTGTTCACCGCAGCCAGCGAAGCCTCCATCGAGTTCGAAGAAATCAGCGAGCAACCCGACGACAAAACCGCCGGCCTGTTCTCCCGCGTGGCCGCCGCCCTTGGAAAGTTCAAGGAGAAGGAAGGCAAGGACTCTGCCCTGTTCGCCGAGCTGGGGCAGTCCGTCGAAGCCATCGCCGACCACGTCGCCGAGCAGGGCAAGTCTTTTGCCGCTGAGTCCAAGGCCCGCGCGGACCTGCAGACCGCCCACGATCAGCTCGCCACCCAGTTCGCCGACCTGCTCAAGCGTCTCGGCAACACCCAGGACCACAACCAACACCAGCGTCCGCCAGCCACGGGCGGCAACGGCCAGATCAAGACCCAGTTCTGAGCCCGCTCACACTCATCGCCCCGGAGAAACACCATGCGTAACGAAACCCGCCTCGTATTCACCGCCCTGGCTGCGCAGATCGCTCTGCTCAACGGCGTGGCCAGCGCCACCGAGAAATTCAGCGTTACCCCATCGGTCCAGCAGACGCTGGAAACCGCCATGCAGGAATCCACCGACTTCCTCGGCCGGATCAACCTGATCGGCGTCATGGAGCAAAGCGGCGAGGCGCTGCTGCTGGGCGTGAATGGCCCCATCGCCGGGCGTACCGATACCGCCGGCGGCAACCGCCGCACCCCGGCGCAGCGTCAGGCGCTGGCCAAGGACAGCTACAACTGCGTCCAGACCAACTACGACAGCGCGTTCCCGTACTCGCTGCTGGATGCCTGGGCCAAATTCCCCGACTTCCAGGTGCGCCTGACCAACGCCATCATCCAACGCCAGGCGCTGGACCGGATCATGGTCGGCTTCAACGGCGTCAGCGCCGCGGCCGCTACCGACCGCACCGCCAACCCGATGCTGCAGGACGTCAACATCGGCTGGCTGCAGAAGATCCGCACCAAAGCGCCGGACCGCGTAATCGACGAAGGCGTCGAGGGTTCGGGCAAGGTCACCGTTGGCGCCACCAAGGTCATCAAGGTGGCCGGCGTGGACACCGAGATCAGCGGCGACTACCAGACCCTCGACGGCCTGGTATTCGATGCCATCCAGACACTCGATCCGTGGCACCGCTCCCGTCCGGACCTGGTCGTGCTCGTCAGCCGTGACCTGATGCACGAGAAACTGCTCAAGGCCGTAGAGAAGGGCGCCGCTTCCAACCAGGAAGAGAACGCTGCTCAGGAAGTTGTCAGCCGCGCGCGCCTCGGCGGTCTGCCGGTGGTCGATGCGCCGTTCTTCCCCGAGGGCACCGTGCTGGTCACCTTCCTCAAAAACCTGTCCATCTACTGGCAGGAAGGTGCTCGCCGCCGTCACCTGAAGGATGAGCCCGAGTACGACCGCATCGCCGATTACCAGTCCAGCAACGATGCCTACATCGTCGAAGACTTCGGCGCCATTGCCTTGGTCGAGAACATCGAGGCCATGACCTACCCGGCACCGACTGAGGCATAACCCATGGCCCTGACCCTCGCCCAGCGTACCCAGCTGCGTAAGCGTGCCGCCCTGGAGGCGGCCGCCACCGCGCCGGCGCAAACCATGGCCGGCGCCACCACCTACGAACTGCAGCTCGCCCAGCTGCACCAGGACCGCCTGCGCCTGAGCAACATCCAGTCCACTGAGGGCAAGGTCGCGCTCAAGGCACAGCTGTTGCCGGCCTACGTTCCCTACGTGGACGGCGTGCTGGCCGCCGGGCGCGGCGCGCAGGATGACGTGCTCACCACCGTCATGCTCTGGCGCCTCGACGCCGCCGACTACTACGGCGCCCTGGCAATCGGGCGCTACGTGCTTGAGCACAACATGACCATGCCGGACCGCTTCCAGCGCAGCACCGGCTGCCTGCTCGCCGAGGAGGTGGCCGAGGCCGCCCTCAAGGCACAGAAAGCCGGCGGGCGCTTTGACACCCAGGTGCTGATCGAGGCCGAGCAGCTCACCCGCGAGCAGGACATGCCAGACGAGGCCCGCGCCAAGCTGCACCTGGCCATCGGTCGCGCCCTGGTCGCCGACCTGCCCGAGGACAACCTGACCGGCACCGATGCCGACCAGCTCGAAACCGCACGCGCCAACGTCGCCCGCGCCATCGAGCTGCACGGCAGTTGCGGCGGCAAAAAGGATCTGGAGCGCGTCCAGCGGCTCCTCAAGAAACACGCGGAAAGCAAGCCAGCCACCACCGGCACCGGCGAGTCCCCAGCGAACGACCAGCCCAACCCCGACCAGGGCAACGGCGAGCCGAACGCAGAGGGCACCCCGGACGGAACCGGTACCGGCGCGCCATCCGCTAACTGAGCGTCCCCACGCACCCCGGCGGCTCGGGGCTGATCAGCAGGTTTTCTCCTTGGCCCAGCTGTGAAGCCCCGACCACCGCCGACCTATTCGAGCCGCGACCATGAGCGCCTTCATCGCCACCAACGCCACCGCAACCGCCGACCCGTTCCCCATCATCAACGACGGCTGGTTCCCCGACCTGGACGGCGCCAACCTGCGCGCCGCCTTGCGTCTGGACGGCAGCGTGACCGATGCGCGTCTTGAGGTCGCCGCTGTCAACGCCCTGATCGAAGTCAACCGAGAGCTGAGTCTCTACCGCCAAGCCCGTCAGGAAGAAGGCCACGCCAACCTGGCCGCGGTACCCGCCTCGCAGCTCCAGGGCGAGAGCTACCTCGTGCACCTCTACCGCCGTGCCATCGCTTGCAGCGTCGGCGCCGAGCTGGCCGAGCGCATGCGCGATTACAGCGCCACCGGCGACGGTGCCGAACGCGCCGATGCCCAATTGCCCACCGCCGACGAATACCGCCGCGATGCCCGCTGGGCGATCCGCAGCATCCTCGGCCGCGCGCATACCACCGTGGAGCTGATCTGATGGAAACGATCGATTGGAATGAAATCAGCCGCCGCGGGCTGCTGGAGCGGATCAACCGGGAAATCATGCACCCGCTCGGGCTAGCCATCTGCCGAGAAGTTGAGACGGGCGTCTCGCCGGGCGCACTGGTTTCTGACGATGGCCCATTCGTATACCCGGACGCAGCGCCAACCGAGGCGGACGACTGATGACCACCGTGATCGCCAACCAGGGCGACACCGTCGACGCCATCTGCTGGCGGTACTACGGCCGCACCGCCGGAGTTACCGAGGCCTTCCTGGACGCCAATCCCGGTCTCGCCGATCTCGGCCCCGTAATCCCCCACGGCACCGCCGTCACCCTGCCGGATGCCGCCCCGCAAGCCGAACAACGCCAAGTGGTGAACCTATGGGACTGATCTACCTCGCCCTCTACAAGGGTCGCGGCACGCTGTTCAACCGCCTGGTCCGCCTTTGGACGCGCTCCAAGTACAGCCATTGCGAACTGGTCCTGGCCGATGGCCGCTGGCTCTCCGCATCGGCCATGGACGGCGGAGTGCGTGCCAAGCACATCGAGCTAAATCTCGAACACTGGGACCTCATCCCGCTGCCCTGGGCGGACTACCGCCAGATCGCACGTGTGTTCCGCGCCAACACCGGGCAGGGCTACGACTTCTTCGGCCTGTTCGGCAGCCAGCTGCTACCGGTCGGCCTGCACAGCCGTCGCCGCTGGTTCTGCAGCGAGTTCTGCGCCGCCGCGCTCGGCTTCCCCATGCCCCAGCGCTACAGCCCGGCTCAGCTGGGCGAAGTGGTCCAGCACATCAACACCCTCACGCCCAGCGGACAGTGGAATGAAGCGAATGCCTGACAGACCGGAAACCTACGCGTTCCTCGCCACCTGGCTGGAGCACAACTTCCCCGCGCTCTACGCCGGCGCGCTGGCGATGCTCATCGCCGCCTGGCGAATCATCTACAGCGGCGGGAAGGTGCGGCAGCTCGCACTCGAAGCACCGCTCTGCGGCCTGCTCGGCGTCGGCGTCTCCTATGGCCCGTCGCTGATCGGCGCACCGCAGGAGGCCGGCGTGTTCCTCGCCTGCATGGTCGGCCTTTTTGGCGTTGAGGTGAGCCGCGAGGCAGCCAGGCGCGTGCTCAAGAAGAAGGTGGACGAGCTATGAGCGAACTCCTGATCATCGGCTCGCGCGGCCTCGCCGTGCGCAACCTGCAGGCCTCACTCACGCTGGCCGGCTTCGCTGTAGCCGTGGACGGCGACTTCGGCGAGCAGACCGAGCGCGCCGTGGCCGCCTACCAGCGCCGCGCCGGCCTGGTGGACGATGGCGTCGCGGGTCCGAAGACACTGGCGGCGCTCCACGGCTACGACACCTCGCGCTACCTCAAGCGGCAGGACCTCCAGCAGGCCGCCGACCGCCTCGGCGTACCGCTGGCCAGCGTCATGGCCGTCAATCAGGTGGAGAGCCGCGGCGAGGGCTTCGCCAGCAACGGCCGCCCGGTGATCCTGTTCGAGCGGCACGTGATGTTCGAGCGCCTGCAGGCCCATGGCGTCAGCGCCACACAGGCGGACGCACTGGCCGCCAAGCATCCCGCCCTGGTCAACCGCAAGTCCGGCGGCTACATCGGCGGTACCGCCGAGCATCAGCGTCTCGCCCAGGCGCAGCAGATCCACGCCGCCGCCGCGCTCGAGTCCGCAAGTTGGGGCCTGTTCCAGATCATGGGCTACCACTGGCAGCGCCTCGGCTACCACGACGCGCAGCACTTCGCCGACACCATGGCGCTCAGCGAAGCCGCCCAGCTCGACGCCTTCGTCACCTTCATCGAAACCGACCCCGCGCTGCACAAGGCGCTCAAGGGTAAGAAGTGGGCCGAGTTCGCCCGCCGCTACAACGGCCCGAACTACGCCCGCAACCTCTACGACGTGAAGCTCGCCCGGGCCTATGCGCAGTTCGCCGGCGAACAGGAGCAAGCCGCATGACCCTATATCTGATCCTGCAATTGGTGCTCGTGGTGCTCAATCTCTGGAATGTCATCCGGGGCCTTTTCGTGGGCAGCTACCCAAGGGTGGTCACCTATAGCCGGAACGACGATTCGCTCGCTCTGCTTCTGGTTCTGGCCGTACTGACCTGGACCATTGCTCTGCTGGCGGGCGCATGACCACCGCCCGCCAGCTCCTCTACGGCCTCGCCCTGGTTGCCGCGCTCTGCCTGCTGGTCTGGATCCAGCAGCAGCGCATCGACACCGCGCAGGCGCAGGCCGATCTCGCCACCGAGCGCCTGGTCACCGCCCAACAGCGCAACGCCCGCCAGGCCGCCACCATCACCCGCCTCACCGGCGAAGTCGCCGCCCAGCGCCTGGACCAGCTCGCCCTGCAGCAGACGCTCAGCGACCTGCGTCAGGCCCACGCCACCGACCAGCTCAAGAAGAAGGAACGCCGCCGTGAAGACCCAACCCATGCGACTTGGGCTGCTCAGCCTCTGCCTGATGTTGCTCGCCGCCTGCACCAACGTCCCGCCATCACCGGAGCCGCAGGTTACCGTCAGTGGCTGTCCGGTCGTGACGCGCTGCACGCTGGCCCCGGCGGCGCCGGTCAGTAACGGCGAGCTGAGCGACGACGGCGACTACCTCATGGCCGCCTGGGGTGAATGCGCCGCCAAGGTGGACATCATCGTCGACCACAACGAACGAGGCGCCCAGCCATGAACAAGCCCAGCGCCTTGCGCGCGCATCTGCTCGCCGCCGTGCCCGAGCTGCACAAGAACCCCGACCGCCTGCTGGTGTTCATCGACAACGGCACCATCCGTAGCACCGCGGCGCCTGGGCTCTCGTTCGAGTACAGCTACACGCTCAACATCATCCTCACCGACTATGCCGGCCACCCGGACGCCGTGGCCATCCCCCTGCTGGCCTGGTTGCTGGTCAACCAGCCCGAGCTACTCACCAACCTGGAGAAGGGCAAGACCGCCATCGCCTTCGAGGCGGACGTCCTGGACAACAGCAAGGTCGACCTGTCGCTCAAGTTGCCGCTCACCGAGCGGGTGATCGTCAAGAAGCAAGACGACGGCAGCCTGCAGGTCAACCACCCCAACGAGCCTGAGCTGTTCGAGGAGACATTCACCCTCGACGGCCTGCGCCTGGAGACCCCCAGCGGCGAACTGATCGCCCAATGGGGCGCGCCCACGCCATGACCGACAACCTGCACGCCCTGGAAGATTGGGCCGGCGTTCTGCTGGCCCGGCTGGAGCCCGGTGCCCGTCGCCAGCTCAACCAGCAGATCGGCCGCGAGTTGCGCCGCAGCCAGCAGCAGCGCGTGGCCAGCCAGCGCAACCCGGACGGCACCCCCTACGCTCCACGCAAGCCCCGCAAGCTGCGCGGCAAGGTCGGACGCATCAAACGCCAGATGTTCACCAAGCTGCGCCAGGCCGCGCACCTCAAGCTGCGCAGCACCCCGGACGCCATCGCCATCAGCTTCATGGGCCGTGTGGCCCGCATCGCCCGCGTCCACCAGTACGGCCTGCGCGACCGTCCCGATCGCGGCCAGGCCGAGGTGCAATACGAGCGCCGCGAGCTGCTCGGCTTCACCGATGCCGACCTGGAATTGATCCGCGACCAGCTCCTGGAACACCTCACTCGCTGACCTCACCCTGTAGCACTCCGCGCTACAGGCTCAGCACCGTGCGCCACGCGCGCGCGAGCCGCAGCATCAGCGGCATGAACATTGCCGACCTAGCCCGCCTGCTCGAAAACATCGTCCGCTTCGGTACCATCGAAGCGGTCCAGATGCAGCCGCCTCGCGTCCAGGTGAAAAGCGGCAACATCACCACCGCCTGGCGCCCCTGGTTGAACCTGCGCGCCGGCGCCGATCGCGAGTGGGACCCGCCCACCGTCGGCGAGCAGGTGGTGCTGCTGAGCCCATCCGGCAACCTCGCCCAAGGCGTGGCGCTGACAGGCCTTTTCTCTGACCTGATCCCAGCCAACGGCGACCGCGAAGGCCTGCACCGCCGCACCTACCGCGACGGTGCCGTTATCGAGTACGACAGCATCGCCAAGCGTCTGCTGGCCGTCCTGCCAGCCGGCGGCCAGGCCCAGCTCACCGCACCGGGCGGCGTCACCATCCTCGGCAACGTCGATATCACCGGCACGGTGACCGTCAGCGAAGACGTGCTCGCGGCAGGCATCAGCCTGGTCAACCACGTACACGGCGGCGTGCAGAGCGGTCCGACCAACACGGGGGCGCCGCAATGATCGGCCTCGCCGCCACCACTGGCCGCGCTATCACTGGCGCCGGGCACCTCGCGCAATCCATCGCCGACATCCTCACCACGCCCATTGGCAGCCGCGTCATGCGCCGCGAATACGGCAGCCTGCTGCCGGACCTGATCGACGCCCCCTTCAATGACGCCACCCGCCTGCAGGCCTACGCCGCCGTGGCCATGGCCCTGATGCGCTGGGAGCCGCGGATCCGCCTCAGCCGCGTGCAGCTCAGCCTCGGCGAGCAGCCCGGCCAGGCCTACCTGGACGTGGAAGGCAGCCGCACCGACAGCAACGAGCCGCTCAGCCTGCGCGTGCCGCTCACCCTGGGAGCCGCCGCATGAGCACCTTTACCCCGATTGATCTGGCCCAGCTGCCGACGCCAGACGTGGTTGAGCCGATCGACTACGAAGCCATTCTCGCCGAGCGCAAAGCCTTCGCTATCAGCCTCTGGCCGGCCGACAAGCAGGCCGAGGTCGCCGCCACCCTCGCGCTGGAATCTGAGCCGCTGACCAAGCTGCTGCAGGAAAACGCCTACCGCGAAACCCTCTGGCGGCAGCGCGTCAACGAAGCCGCACTGGCCGTCATGTTGCCGTTCGCCAAGGGCGCGGACTTGGAGCAGATCGGTGCGCGCTTCAACGTGACCCGCCTGATCGTCACCCCGGCCAACCCCAGCGCCGTGCCGCCAGTAGCGGCGGTAGAGGAAGAGGACGAGCCCCTGCGCGAGCGAATTCAGATGGCCATGGAGGGGCTGAGCACCGCCGGCCCGCGCAACGCCTACATCTTTCACGCGCGCAGCGCCGATGGCCGTGTGGCCGACGCCTCCTGTATCAGTCCTAGCCCGGCCGAGGTCATTGTCACCGTGCAAAGCGCCCTTGGCGACGGCAGCGCCGATGCCGAGCTGCTTGCCGCGGTGAGCGCCTACCTCAGCGACGAGGACCGCCGCCCGGTCGCCGACCGCCTCACCGTTCAGGGCGCGGAGGTGCTGCCCTACAGCGTCAACGCCGTGCTCTACCTCAACACCGTTGGCCCCGAGGCTGAGCCGATCCGCGCCGCCGCCGAGGCCCGCGGGCTCGCCCTGGTCAGCCAGCGCCGCCGCTTGGGGCAGGAGGTCAACCGTTCCGCCCTGGATGCCGCGTTGCACATCGAGGGCGTCAAGCGCGTAGTGCTACCCGGCTGGGTCGACGTGGTCGCCACTGAAACCCAGGCACCGTACTGCACAGGCTTCACCGTCACGGTGGCGGAGGCCTGATGGCGAGTCAGAGCCTGCTGCCACCCAATGCCAGCGAGCTGGAGCACCTCGCTGCCGATGCGCTCGCGCAGATCGAGCGCGTGCCGGTACCGCTGCGCCAGCTCTGGAATCCGGACACCTGCCCGGTGGAGCTGCTGCCGTACCTCGCCTGGGCGTTCTCCGTCGATCGCTGGTCCAGCGCCTGGCCTGAGCGCGCCAAGCGCGCGGCCATCAAGGCCGCGTACTTCATACACGCCCACAAGGGCACCATCGGCGCGCTGCGCCGGGTGGTCGAGCCTCTGGGGTACCTGATCGAAGTGCGCGAATGGTGGGAGGAGGCGCCGCTCGGCACACCCGGCACCTTCCGCCTGCTGGTGGGCGTGCTGGATACCGGCATTACCGAAGAGATGTACCAGGAACTCACCTGGCTGATCGACGATGCCAAGCCCGTCAGCCGCCACCTGGTGGGCCTGGCCATCGGCCTGGACGTCACCGGCACGGCCCACATCGGTGCCGCGCTCACCACCGGCGACGAACTCACCGTCTACCCACCCGCATCGCGTGACATCGAGGTCGGCGGCACGCTGGCCTGGGGCGCGCGCGAACACGTCATCGACACCATGGACATCCGCTGATATGGCAGACCAGAACTCGCAATACATGGCCATCCTCACCGCAGCCGGCGAGGCAAAGGATGCGAACGCCAAAGCACTTGGCGTGCCTTGGACGATCACCCACATGGGGATCGGCGATGGCAACGGCGCCGAGCCGATGCCCAGCCGCACCCAGACGGCCCTGATCAACGAGCTCCGCCGTGCGCCGCTCAACCAACTGAGCATCGATCCCAACAACGAGGCCATCCTAATCGCCGAGCAGGTCATCCCGGAAGACGTCGGCGGCTGGTGGATCCGCGAAATCGGTCTGTATGACGAAGCTGGCGTCCTAGTCGCCGTCGCCAACTGCCCGCCAACCTACAAGCCCGAACTCGCCCAGGGCAGCGGCCGCACCCAGGTGGTGCGCCTGAATCTCGTTACGAGCAGCACCCAGAACATTCAGCTGAAGATCGACCCTAGCGTGGTGCTGGCGACGCGGGCCTATGCGGACTCGCTGATCGTCAATCACCTTGCCACCACCGACCCGCACCCGCAGTACACCACCGAGGCAGAAGTCGCCGCGCTGATCGCCGCGGAGATGAACAGCCGCGACAGCAAGCAGAGCGTGCGCTTCACCACAACGGCCAACATCAATCTGAGCGGGCTCACCGTGCAGGCCGGCGGCGATTGGTCTGCGGCGCTCACTGCCGGCAATCGGGTGCTGGTCAAGAACCAGACCACCGCCAGCGCCAACGGCCTCTACGTCGCCGCGTCCGGCGTCTGGGTGCGCGCATCCGACGCCGATGCCTCGGCCGAAGTGACGCCGGGCATGCTCGTGACGGTGGAAGAGGGCGCGACGCTCGGCGACACCGTCTGGGAGCTGACCACCAACGGCCCGATTACCTTAGGAACAACGGGGCTCACTTTCGAGTTAACCGCCGCGCTGACGGCAACCCAGGCTGATGCTGAAGACGGAACGAACAATGTTCGCCGGATGACAGCGCTTCGGGTATTTCAGGCACTGCGATCGGCAGCGGCATCCGCCACCGAAGCGCTGCGTGGCGCGCTGCGGGTAGGTACACAGGCTGAGATCAACGAGGGCACGCTGGATGATGTCGCCGTAACCCCCAAGAAGCTACGTTGGGGCTTCGCATATAGCTGGACGCCCAATGGCTATGTTGTTTTTCCGTCGTGGCTGGGCGGCTTAACCATCCTTTGGGGCAAGTCACTGTCGAGCGTAAATGGGGGTATGACTTATAGCTTTCCACTAGCGTTCGCTAACTCTTGCTGGGGCATGATAGGCAACGACACCGGGAACAGCCCTTTTTTCTACAGTTTCGCGCCGTCTCTCACCAATTTCGTCCTTTGGGGTTATCGCAGCAACACCGCAGCCTGGGTGGACGGCCAATGTCAATGGATAGCAATCGGTCGATAGAGGTGTACGAATGCAACGTTTTTACGATAGAGCCACGGGCGGCATTTACATCGACATTATTCACGGGAGCATCCCTGCTACGGCGGTGCCTATTGATGAGAGTCGGTACGTCTCCGTGTTCGCAAACCCTGCTGACGGCAAAGTGCTTAGCCATGACGGCGATGGTCTGCCAATTTTGGCTGCGCCGGTGTTGGTTCATCCAACACCCGATGCACTCTGCGTCAGCATTGACACAGCCGCCGACGCTGCCCGCGCACGCGTTGCCGGTGACCCACTACGCGCCGTCGAATACGACCGCGCACGCGTCGAGGCGCAGGCCTTCGCTGACGCCGGCTATCCCGCGGACGCGGTGCCCCGCACCGTCGCCGCCTGGGCCATCAACGGCCGCACCGCGCAGCAGGCAGCGGACAGCATCCTGGCCGAGGCCGCGGCGTACACCGAGGCGCTGTATGTCATCCGCGAAACCCGCCTGGCTGCCAAGGAACAGATCCGCACGCTGATGACCGCCGGCGAGGTCGAGCAGGCGCAGCAGCTGGCCGAGCAGACCATCGCCGCGATCGAGGCGGCAGTGGCAGGCGTCGGCAATGCCGCGGCGTGATTCATTGCTGGAAGAACAGCCCCGCAAGCCGGGGCTTTTTCTCGTCCGTGCTGTAACCCCCACCGCTACACAGCCCGCCGCGTGCGCCCCTTGCGCGCGCGCGTCACCCTCAAGGCTCACTGATCCGGCACTCGCCCAGGAGCCTCAACCCCATGGCCACCGATTACCATCACGGCGTCCGCGTCCTCGAAATCAACGAAGGCACCCGCCCCATTCGCACCGTTTCCACCGCCGTGGTGGGCATGGTCTGCACCGCGTCGGATGCTGATGCGGTCAAGTTCCCCCTCAACAAGCCCGTGCTGCTCACCGACGTGCTCACCGCCTCCGGTTCCGCCGGCGAGCTGGGCACCCTGGCGCGCAGCCTGGATGCCATCGCCGACCAGGCGTCGCCCGTCACCGTCGTGGTGCGCGTGGAAGAGGGCGCCGACGAGGCCGCGACCACCAGCAACATCATCGGCGGCGTGAGCCCAACCGGCGAATACCTGGGCATGAAGGCTCTGCTGGCGGCCGAGGCCCAGCTCGGCGTCAAACCGCGCATCCTCGGCGTGCCCGGGCTGGATTCGCTGCCGGTTACCACCGAGCTGATCTCCATCGCCGAGAAGCTGCGCGGCTTCGCCTATGCCAACGCTTACGGCTGCGAGACCGTCAGCGATGCCATTGCCTACCGCGCCGGTTTCGGTGCACGTGAGCTGATGCTCATCTGGCCGGACTTCGTCTCCTGGGACACCGTGGCGAACGCCAACGCGCCGGCCAGCGCCATCGCCCGCGCCCTGGGCCTGCGCGCCAAGCTGGACGAGCAGGTCGGCTGGCACAAGACCCTCTCCAACGTGCCGGTCAACGGCGTGTCGGGCCTGTCCAAGGACATCTACTTCGACCTGCAGAACCCCGCCACCGACGCCGGCCTGCTCAACGCCGACGAGGTCACCACGCTGATCCGCCGCGACGGCTTCCGCTTCTGGGGCAGCCGCACCACCAGCGCCGACCCGCTGTTCGCCTTCGAGAACTACACCCGCACTGCCCAGGTGCTGGCCGACACCATGGCCGAAGGGCACTTCTGGGCGGTGGACAAGCCCATGCACGCCTCACTGGTGCGCGACATCGTCGAGGGCATCAACGCCAAGGGCCGCGAGCTGGTCCGCCTGGGCTACCTGCTCGGCTTCGAGTGCTGGTACGACGAGGCCGCCAACGACAAGGACACCCTCAAGGCCGGCAAGCTCTACCTGGACTACGACTACACCCCGGTACCGCCGCTGGAAAACCTGCTGCTGCGCCAGCGCATCACCGACCGCCACCTGGTCCAGTTCGCCGCCGCCGTCAACGCCTGACCCCCATTTACCCGCGCGGCCCAGGCCGCGCCGTAGGAGAGCCCGACCATGGCCCTGCCCAAGAAACTCAAGCACCTCAATCTGTTCAACGACGGCAACAGCTACCTCGGCATCGCCAAGGCCGTCACCCTGCCGGTTCTCGGCCGCAAGCTGGAGGCATACCGGGGCGGCGGCATGGACGGCCCGGTCAAGGTCGACATGGGCCACAGCGACGACGGCCTGCAGCTGGAGTGGACCCTCGGCGGCTGGGATCTGATCGCCGTGCGCCAGTTCGGCGCCACCAAGGTCGACGGCGTGCAGCTGCGCTTCTCCGGCTCGGTGCAGCGCGACGACACCGGCGAAGTCAGCGCGGTGGAGATCGTCACCCGCGGCCGGCATGAAGAGATCGACTTCGGCGACGCCGAGCCCGGCGAAGACACCGAGCACAAGATCACCACCGCTCTGACCTACTACAAGCTCAGCGTCGACGGTGAGGTCCTCATCGAGATCGACCTGCTCAACTTCGTCTACATCGTCGACGGCGACGACCGCCTGGCAGAGCACCGCAAGGCCCTCGGCATCTAAGCCGTGCACAGCCAGCGCCCCCCTTTCCGCAACCCGTCAGCAGCGACCCTGCTGGCGGCCTCAACGCACCCAAGGAGCAACCCCATGGAAACCCCCGAGACCACCGCCGAAAAGGCAAAGAACCCCAACGAAGCGGTCATCAAGCTCGACACCCCTATCAAGCGCGGCGAGACCACCCACGACACCGTCACCCTGCGCAAGCCCATGAGCGGCGAGCTGCGCGGCGTCACCCTGGTCGACCTGGTGCAGATGGACGTGCTGGCCCTGCGCAAGGTGCTGCCGCGCATCAGCACCCCCAGCCTCACCGATCACGAGATCGGCGCCATGGACCCGGCCGACCTGATGGCCTGCGGCGTCGCGGTGTCCGGTTTTTTGCTGCAGAAGTCGGCGAAGGAAGCTGCCCTCGTTGCGTAGAAGACGCCATGGCCGACCTGGCCGTGGTCTTTCACTGGGCGCCGGCGGACATGGACCCGCTGGCCCTTTCTGATCTGATCGAATGGCGCGAGCGGGCCAGAACACGCTGGGAGCTGAAGCATGGCCAATGACTTGAAGATGGAGGTGATCCTCCAGGCCATTGACCGAGCCACCCGGCCGATCCGCGCCATCACCCAGGGGAGCGTCGGCCTCGGCCGCGCCCTCAAGGACTCCCGCGACCAGCTCAAGACCCTGCAAGCGCAGCAGCGCGACGTCAGCAGCTGGCGCACCCTGCGCACGGCGAGCGAGCAGACCGAAACCGCCCTGCAGGCCGCCCGCGATCGCGTGAAGGCCCTCGGCAAGGACCTGGCCGCCACTGGCGTGCCCACCCGGCAGATGACCCGCGACCTCAAGGGCGCCATCCGCGAAGCCACCGCCCTCAAGCGGCAGCACCAGGAGCAGCAGGTACAGCTCCAGGGCCTGCGCAACAAGCTCGGCGCCGCTGGCATCAGCACGCGCAACCTCAGCCAGCACGAGCGCGACCTGCGCCAACGCATCGAACAGACCAACCAGACCATCACCGAGCAGGGCCGGCGCATGCAGCGCCTGACCGCGCAGACCAAGCAGCTCGCACTTGCCCGGTCTCAGTACGACAAGACCCAGCAGCTCGCCGGCAGCATGGCCGGCGCCGGTGCAGGCTCCGCCGCGGCAGGGGCCGCCATGGGCGTGCCGGTGCTCAGCACCGTGCAGAGCTACATGGGCTTCGAGGACGCCATGGCGGGCGTGGCCAAGCAGGTGGAAGGCGCCCGCGACGGCAACGGGCAGCTCACCAGCACCTACTTCGAGATGGCAGACGCCATCAAGGCCATGGCCGAGCGCATCCCCATGGCCACCACCGAAATCGCCGCCCTGGTGGAAGGCGCGGCGCGCATGGGCGTGACCGGCAAGGACAACCTGCTGGCGTTCGCCGAGGTAGCTGCCAATGCCGCCACCGCGTTCGAGCTGCCGGCCGACCAGATCGGCGAGAACCTCGCGCGCATCGCCGACCTGTACAAGATCCCGATCCAGAACGTCAGCCAGCTGGGCGACGCCATCAACTACCTGGACGACAACGCCAAGTCCAAGGGTGCGGACATCATCGAGGTGCTGCAGCGCACCGCGGGCGTCACTGCCTCGGTGGGCATGAGCTACAAGGACGCCGCCGCCCTGGGCTCAACCTTTCTCACCCTGGGCGCCACCGCTGAGGTGGCCGGCACCGCCACCAACGCGATGATCCGCGAGCTGGCGATCGCCACCCAGCAGCCCAAGCGCTTCCAGGCCGGGCTCAAGGCCCTCGGGCTCGAGGCCGAGGCGCTGCAGAGCGGCATGGCCGAGAACGCGACGGGCACGCTGCAGCAGGTCCTGGACGCCATCAACAAGCTGCCCAAGGCCGAGCAGCTCGGCGTCACGACGCAGCTGTTCGGCAAGGAGTTCGGCGACGACGCCGCCAAGCTGGCCCAGAACATCGGCGAGTACCGCCGTCAGCTGGACATGGCCAACTCCACCGCCGGCTCGGGCTCCATGCAACGCGAAGCGGACATCCGCGCGGAATTGATATCGGCGCGCATGGACATGGCCAAGAACCGCGCCTTCAACCTCTCGGCCACCCTGGGCGAGACCCTGCGCCCCACGCTGGTGGAGCTGTTCGAGAGCTTCAACAGCGTGATCGGCCGCGTGACCGACTGGGTCAAGGCCAACCCGGAACTCGCCGGGCAGATCATCAAGACCGTGGCCGGCGTCGCAGCGCTGGCCGCTGGCTTCGGCGCCGTCACCCTGGGCCTGGCCAGCTTCCTCGGCCCGTTCGCCATGGCGCGCTATGCGCTGACGCTGTTCGGCATCAAGGGCGCGAGCCTGGGTAGCGTTCTGCTCAACCTGGGCAAGGCCGTTCTGCCCATGGTAGGCAAGGCGATCCTGTTCATCGGCCGGGCGCTGATGATGAACCCCATCGGCCTGGCGGTGACCGCCATCGCGGCCTCGGCCTACCTGATCTACCGGAACTGGGAGCCGGTCAAGGCGTTCTTCCTCGGCCTGTGGGCGGAGATCAAGCAGGGCTTCGCCGGCGGCCTCACCGGCATCGCCACGCTGATCCTCAACTTCTCACCGCAGGGGCTGTTCTACCGCGCCTTCGCCGGCCTGATGGGCTACTTCGGCGTTGAGCTGCCAGCCAAGTTCTCCGACTTCGGCGGCATGCTCCTGGACGGCCTGGTCAACGGCATCAAGAACAAGCTCGGCGCCGTTAAGGCTGCGATCGGCGGCGTCGGCGACAGCACCGTCGGCTGGTTCAAGGAGAAGCTCGGCATCCACTCGCCGTCGCGCGTGTTCGCCGAGCTGGGCGGCTTCACCATGCAGGGCCTGGAGCAGGGGCTGGTGGGCGGCCAGGGCGGCCCGCTGGGCGCCGTCACCGCCATGGCCAAGCAGCTGGCGGCAGCCGGGGCCGTCAGCTTCGGCATAAGCGGCCCAGCGATGGCCATGGACAACCGCCCGCCGCTTTCCGCCGCAGCGAGCAGCGCGCCCATGGTCGTCCAGGGCGACACCTACCAGATCACCATCCACGCGGCGCCCGGTACCGACACCGCAGGCCTGCGCCAGATGTTCAACCAGCTGCTGGACGAGCGCGAGCGCGGCAAGGCTGCCCGCGTGCGCTCGGCCCTCGGCGACCAGGAGTAACACCCCATGATGATGGCCCTCGGCATGTTCGTGTTCAGCCTGGAGACCCTGGCCTACCAGGAGTTCCAACGGCAGACGGACTGGCGCCACGGCTCCACCAGCCGCATCGGTACCAACCCGGCGCGCCAGTACCTCGGGCGCGGCGAGGACAGCATTACCCTGCCCGGCGTGCTGCTGCCCGGCCTGGTCGGCAGCCCGCTCAGCCTCGACACCCTGCGCATGATGGCCGACACCGGCAAGGCCTGGCCCCTGGTGCAGGGCGACGGCCGCATCTTCGGCCTGTGGGTGATCGAGTCGCTCAGCGAGACGCGCACCCTGTTCTTCCGTGACGGCGCCGCCCGCCGAATCGAGTTCAACCTCAAGCTGGGCCGCATCGACGACGGCCGCGTCGATCTGCTGGGCAGCCTCACCGGCAGCGTCGGCGGCATCCTGCGGGGGCTGCTGTGAGCGTGCTCAGCCAAGCCGGCGCGCTGCTCGGTGACGCGGCCAACCGCTACCGTGAGGCGACGTCCTACCCCAAGCCGATCTGCCGCGTGGTGGTCAACGGCCGCGATATCACCCTCGACATCGAGCAGCGCCTGGTCAGCATCGAGCTGACCGACAACCGCGGCATGGAGGCCGACCAGCTCGACATCACTCTCAGCGACCACGACGGGCTGCTGGCCATCCCGCCCCGAGGCGCCACCGTGCGCCTGTGGCTGGGCTGGAGCGATACCGGCCTGGTCGACAAGGGCAGCTACACCGTGGACGAGACCGAGCACAGCGGCGCCCCGGACGTGCTCAGCATCCGCGCCCGCAGCGCGGACCTGCGCGGCGGCCTCAAGGTCAAACGCGAGCGCAGCTGGGACGGCGCCACCCTGGGCGCGATCATCGCCTCGATCGCCGCGGCTCATGGCCTCGCCCCAGTGGTCAGCCCCATCCTGGCGGCCATCGAGCTGCTGCACTTGGACCAGGCCAACGAGAGCGACGCGAACCTGCTCAGCCGCCTGGGCCTGCAACACGACGCCATCAGCACCGTGAAGGCCGGGCGCCTGCTGTTCATGCCGGCCGGCAAGAGCACCACCGCCAGCGGCCTGAGCCTGCCGCACGTCACCCTCACCCGGGCCGACGGCGACCAGCACCGCTTCCTGCAGGCCGACCGCGACAGCTACACCGGCGTCAAGGCGTACTACTACGAGATCAACAGCGCGGAGAAGAAGGAGGCCATCGCCGGCGGCGGCGACAACCTCAAGGAGCTGCGCCACAGCTACACCGACCAGGCCAGCGCCCTGCGCGCGGCCCGGGCCGAGTGGGGCCGCCTGCAGCGCGGTACCGCCACGCTCAGCTACATGCTGGCCAAGGGGCGCCCGGAGCTGACCCCCGACCAGACCTACAGCCTGCTCGGCATCAAGGCCGAGATCTCGGCCATCGTCTGGCTGGGCGGCAACCTGCGACACAGCTTCACGCCGGACAGCTACACCACCAGCCTGGAGCTGGAGTCCAAGCTGCCCGACGGTGACGACGTGGATCTGCTGGCCGACCACGACGGCGACTACACCGGCGTCGTCGCCTGGTACCGCGAGGAGAAAACGGGCGAGCAGAAGAAGCTCACGGCGGGCGACCAGACCAGCCCCAAGCGGCTGCTGCACCTATACGCCGAAAAGAGCAGCGCCCAGCGCGCCGTGGAGCGTGAATGGAAGCGGTTGCAGGAAGCGCAAAAGGCCCCGTAAAGGGGCCTTCTTATATCAGTCAGGTTGCGGTCGCGCCGCCAGGGCAGAGAGCATCCGCCGCATCCAGGCTTGGTCATGCTCATCAAGGCCACGGTAGAACCGGACAATCATCCATTCCTCGGGCGTCAGCGCCACCGGCTCGGGCGCGCTCGCCCCGTTGATCTCTGACGCAACCGCAACAGCTACCTCGCAACTCATCTGCATACTCCGTTAATGGCAGTGAGCGTTGACCATAACGGAGGCTTCTCGCGGCTCGCATGAGTTGCGACATTCGGCTACGCGAGACACAAAAAAACCCGGCACGGCGGCCGGGTACGGTAGCGGCGTCAGGCAACCTGGCGAGGCGCTAGATCAGTCATGGCTGTTTCGGCAGCGTCAGGTACCGGCCGTTCTCGCTCCAGCCCTCCAGGGCGCCGTCTTTCTTCACGACGTAGAACTCGCCGAAGTCATTGGGCTGCTCCAGGCGCAGATCGCCGTCCGGCAGCGGCTTGGATTCGTATATCTCGGTGCCCTTGCTGCCATCCTGGAAGTAGGAGTCGATGGCGTATTGGCCGTCCTTCTTGTACAGCACCATGGCGTGGCCCAGGGCGCCATCACGCAACCAGCGCCCGAGCACTTCCGGGTAACCGCTGAGATCGAGGTTGGCCAACGTCTGGTAGCCCTCCGCCGACAGGCCGATCACGGTTGCTTTGTAGGCCGGGTCGAAGCTGGCGTTGGCCCAGTAGGAGCTCTCCGTCTGGCCATCCACCCGGTAGCCGATGAATGTCTTCTCGGGTGACGCCTCGGCGGCATCGCGCACGGCTGCGGAGACTTCCGCCAGCTCCGCGTCAGACAGGCGCCGCGGCAGCAGCACTTCGACCTTGCGCGGCGAATGTGGCCGCTGCTCGTCCTTGGTGATGGTGTACGGGATCGCCGTTTCGCTCGTCGGCGCAGGGCTCGGGCTCATCAACCCCCATACCCAGTAGAACGCCAGGCCGATCAGGCCCAGGTAGATCAGGCCGCTTATGCGCCGCGCCTTGAACGCTGCGCCATTGTGCGCTCCGCACTGGGGGCAGGCCTTGGCGTCGTTGGAAATCGGCGCCGCGCAGTCTTTGCAGGCAGTTAGGGTCATTGCATCACTCCTTGAGCATGGGGTTCGGCAGCGCCAGATCGCTGCCGAGGCGGGGTTTCAGACGCCGAGGTCGAGCGTCAGCGCGAGCGCCGACGCCGTGCGTATCAGGTTGGCTTGTTCGTTCTCAGGCAACTGACGGAAGAAGCCCAGCAGCTTCGCTTCTCGCGCGCTGATGCTGTCTGCAGGTTGCGGCTTGCGCTCGCCGGTCACGACATACAGCACGTCGATTCCGGCGGAGGACGCTGCAGCCAAGTAGTTGGCATCCGGGCTGCGCTCGCCCTTCTCGTAAGCAAGCTGGGTGTTCTTAGTGACACCACATTGCTCCGCAAAAACCGTTTGGTTTGCACCAACTCGGTTGCGCTCTTCCTTAAGGCGTTCGCCTATGGTCATAAAAGTTGGACCTCAGGCGTTGACAATCCCTATATCTGGGACCATCATCACCATCACATCACACGAAATCACACGAATTTGAACTATGCCGAACGGATACCCCAGCGAGCAAGCGCGCAACGCTGCGCGTGAACGCCTCAGCAAGCTCGGCCTGACCGCCAAGGAATGGGCCGAACAGAACGACATCAGCCCGTCCACGGTTTACGCCGTGCTCAACGGGCAGAAGAAGTGCCTGCGCGGTGAAGCCCACCGCACCGCCGTACTGCTCGGCATCAAGGAAGGCGTAGTAGCCGGCGAAGCGCCGCGTTATGGGCGCCGCAAGACTGACTTCGCAGTGATTCCAAAGTAATGGCAAACCCCAAGGCGAGAAACGAGAAGATGAAGCACGCGATCCTCGACAGTCGGCGCAAGGTGGTCAGCGCCATCATCGCCGCATACCCCGGCGGCCGTGACTGCGCCGCGGCCCGCCTGGGCCTGGAAATCAAGAAGTTCGACAACCACGCCTACGAGAGCGCCGGCCACCGCCCGCTGACCGACGAGCAGATCCTGCTGCTCGAGCAGCAGATCGGCACGGCCTACCTCCCCGAGTACATCGCCGCTCAGTACGGCGGTGTGTTCGTCCCGATGCCGGCTGCCGAGGAGCTGGACAACATGGAGCTCTACCACCGCGCCGTGGATACCGCGAAGCGCCGCGGCCGGGTCGACCTGATCATCGCCAAGGCCCTGGAGGACGGCGCGATCGACGAAGGCGAAGCCAACGCCATCCTCGATGCCCACCGCCGCTACGTCTCCGCCCGCCACGCGGAGATAGCGGCAGTCATCGTTCTGCATACCTGCAACGACAAAAAATAAGTGCTGTACGGCCGCTGCCACGGCCGGGGGGGAAGGGATTTGAGCGTTTACAAGCTGGTATGCCCGGCATGCGGAGAGCGGATGCGCATTCGCAACTCCGAGGGGCAAACACCGACATTCCGCACCATCTACGGCCAGTGCATGAACCTGGCCTGCGGCTTGGTGCTCACGGGCTCGATGAGCTGGGACTACCAGATCAATACCTCGGGCATGGACAAGCCGAGGGTGGTGCTGCCGATTGCGCCATCCGTGGCGAAAATGCAGGCGTTGCGTGACAGCCGGCCTGCATCCGATCAACCCGATCTGTTCGATCAGCCACTCAAGGAAGCACACGCATGAGCCACGACACCTCTGCCAAGGATTACCGCAGCAGCATGCAGGCCGCCGCCAAGGCCTATCTCCTGCGCCACCAGGACGAGCACCTTGCCGACGATGAGCGCCTATACGACCGCGCGTGCCGCTATTTGGTTCAAGGCCTGGACGTGCCTGCGTTCATGGCGCCGCGGCTGGTCCATCTGGCGATGACCGAACTCTCCTCCCGCGTGGGTATCGATCGCGGCCTCGGTGATGAGACCCGGCTGTGCCTGGTGCTGGTACGCACCGGGGAACGGGCCTTCATCCCCACCCGCTATTTGCCGCTGCGCCTGCAGCCACCCGCGGCACTGCCGGCTGCAGCAGCCGCGCACTGACCACTACCCCCTGAATCACCGTTACCCAGACCCGCCTGCCAGCGGGTTTGGGGAAGTTGCACCCGAAATTCGAGGTTGCCGCCATGCAACAAGCCATTGCCATCCAGCTGGACATGCCCAAGCCCGTAGCCGAGGCCCTGCTCAGCAGCCTGCGCTGCGAGCTGCGCCGTGGCCTGACCGAGCACTGGTACGACGATCGCTACCGCACCGTGCCGGAGTTCCTGCGCAGCCGCCGCATCCTCGATGACTACCCGGCCCTCGCCGGCCACAAACGCACCATCGGGGCGCTGAAAGCCGCCCTGGGCGCCAACCAGTAAGGCCAGCCACACCATGCAGATGAAAGAAACCCTACGGGCCGAGGTGCTGCGCCGCATCGAGCGCGACTTCGGCCTCCAGCACATGGCCGGCACCAACTACATGCGCAAGGGCAAATGCCCGGCGCACAACTGCGGCAAGAAGACCCTCTACACCTTCCACGACTCGCCCTGGATGCTGATCTGCGGCCGTCCGGAGAAGTGTGGCCACCGCGTCCACGTCAAAGAGCTGTATGACGACCTGTTCAACGACTGGAGCAAGACTGCCCCGGCCACCGCCCAGGACCCGATGGCCACGGCCAGCGCCTACCTGCAGTTCGCCCGCGGCTTTCGCCTGGAGCTGATCGCCGGCTGGTACAGCCAGGAGAACTACTGGAGCCGCGACATCAACGCCGGCAGCGCGACGGTGCGCTTCCCGCTGGAAAAGGGCGGCTACTGGGAACGGCTGATCGACCGGCCGGAGCGCTTCGGCAAGCAGAAGGCCCGCTTCAAGCCGGGCGAAAGCTACAAGGGCGTCTGGTGGTGCCCGCCGTCGCTCAACCTGGTCGAGGTCGAGGAGCTGTACATCGTCGAGGGCATCTTCGACGCGATCGCGCTGCTGCACCACGACGTCCCTGCCGTCTCGATGATGAGCAGCGCGCCGCTGCCCGAGCAATCGCTCAAGGCACTCAAGAACGCGTGCCATGAGGCGGACAAGCGCCTGCCGCGCCTGGTCTGGGCGCTGGATAACGAGCCGGTCGCCAAGGCCAACATGCGCCGCTGGGCGAAGGAGGCCCGCGCCCTGGGCTTCAAGTGCGAGGCGGCTGTCATCCCGCAGCGCGGCGCCAAGAAGGTCGACTGGAACGACCTGCACCAGCGCTGGGCCTTCATCGACGGCGACGAGGAGCGCGCCAAGCGCATCGAGCTGGACATGGCCGAGGCCCGCCACCAGGGCGCCCTGCTGCTGGCCGAGTCGGCCGAGGAAAAGGGCCTGCTCATGTACGAATGGGACGAGCGCAAGGAATTCCACTTCACCTACCGCTCGCGCCTGTACTGGTTCAACCTGGACATGGAGAAGTACGAGCGCACCGCCCGCGAGCTTGACGGCTCCGAGCACCACGACGACCAGCTGCTCAACGACAAGCAACGCCGGGACAAGGCCTTGCGCCAGAGCGCCGCCGTGGTGCGCATCGCCAACTGCTACTTCGACGCGCTGTATTACATGCGCAACGAGGTGACCGACGAGGCCTGGTACTACTTCCGCGTCGAGCGGCCCGAAGCGCCCACCATCAAGAGCACCTTTACCGCGGCGCAGATCGCCTCGGCGCCGGAGTTCAAGAAGCGCCTGCTCAACGTCTGCAACGGGGCCATGTTCACCGGCACCCCGCAGCAGCTGGAGCGCATGCTTGGCTACCAGCTCGACAGCCTCAAGACCGTCAACACCATCGACTGGATCGGCTACACCCGCGAGCACGGCGTTTACGTGTTCAACGACCTGGCGATCGCCGGCGGCAAGGTGCACAAGCTCAACGAGGAGGACTTCTTCGACGTCGGCTCCCTGAGCATCAAGTCGCAGAGCCTGTCACCGGTGCTCCACATCAATGCCGACCTGGCCGACTACGACGAAGAGTGGTTCGACCTGTTCTGGCGCTGCTTTGGCGTGCGCGGCGTGGTGGTGCTGGCCTGGTGGCTGGGCGCGCTGTACGCCGAGCAGATCCGCCAGCTGCACAAGTCCTACCTGTTCCTGGAGCTGATCGGCGAAGCCGGCGCGGGCAAGAGCACCCTGGTGGAGCTGCTCTGGAAACTGACTGGCCGTCCCGAATACGAGGGCTTCGACCCGTCCAAGGCGACCCCGGCCAGCCGGGCGCGCAACTTCGCCCAGGTGGGCAACCTGCCGGTGGTGCTGATTGAGTCCGAGCGCGAGCAAAAGGAAGGCGCGCCGGTGAAGCACTTCGACTGGGACGAACTCAAGACCGCCTACAACGGCCGCAGCGTCCGCTCCACCGGTGTGAAGAACAACGGCAACGACACCCGCGAACCACCGTTCCGCGGCGCCCTGCTGATCGCGCAGAACAACGCCGTCAACGCCTCCGAGCCGATCCTCCAGCGCCTTGGCCATGTACACCTGACCCGCGAGCACCAGACCCCGGAAACCAAGCTCCATGCCGAGCGCCTGGAGCGCATGCCGGTCGAGCAGCTCAGCGGCTTCATGGTCAAGGCGCTCAAGCCCGAGGCGCAGGTCATCAAGCTCCTGGACGAGCGCACCTCCGGCTACGAGCAGCAGCTGCTGGCCCTGCCGGGCATCCGCACCGTGCGGATCGCCAAGAACCACGCCCAGCTGCGCAGCCTGGTCGACGCCCTGCAGCTGGTCGTGCCGCTCAGCGACGAGCGCGCGGCCCAGGTGCATGCCGAGGTGGAGCGCATGGCGCAGGAGCGCCAGCAGGCCATCAACGCCGACCACCCGCTCGTGCGCGAATTCTGGGACATGGTCGAGTTCCTCAATGGCCCCCTGGGCGAGCCCGGCGGCCGGCTGAACCACTCCCGCAAGTCGGCCTTCTTCGCCATCAACCTCAACGAGTTTGTCGAGATGGCGGCCAACAAGCGCCAGCAGCTCCCGAACCTCAGCGAGCTCAAGCGCCTGCTCAAGACCAGCAAGTCGCCGAAGTTCATCGAGACCAACAAACCCATCAACTCGAACATCGCCACCGACGGGCTGAACAACGCCAAGACGGTCCGTTGCTGGCTGTTCCAGCTCGTTTGACCCGCCGGCGCGGCAACGCCGGTACCAACCCAAGGAGAAGCACCATGCCAATGAACGACAACGACGACCTCTACAGCCCCAGCCGGCGCGAAACCCTGCTCACCCTGCTGGGCAGCGGCGTGACCCTGGCGGTACTGCTCGCGGCCGGCTACCTCGCCCCCAACCTGCTGGCCCTGGCGGCCCGCTAACCCCAGCGCCCAGGCGCGGCAACGCCTGGGCCTTACCAAGGAGAAGCACCATGCAACTGAACGTAGAACGCGGCGCCCCGATGACCGGCAAGACCATCCGCCTGCGGCAGAAAGCCCGCGAGGCCGGGCAGAACGAGCACCAGATCATCCACGGCAACGACTATGACCTTGCCGACCTGGAGCTGCTCGTGCGCCACCGCATCGGCCGCGGCGCCAGGGTCATCTGCATCGACGAGTGCAGCGAGGAGCAGATCGATCGCCTGACAGCCCTGCAGCAGCGGCTGCCGTCCGAACTGACCATCCACGCCGTTGTGGCGAACTGAGGAACAGCACCATGCAAGTGAGCGAAAAGCTTCGAGACCTCGACCTGCTGTTCACCTTCGAGGATCTGGCCAAGGAGAAGGGCTGGCCGGTCGAGCGCAACGACCAGGACAACGCATTTGCTGATGCCCTGACCCAGCGCGCATGGGAGGCATTCGAGGCCGCGCATGGCCCGCACGGCCGCAAGGAAGGCCAGCAGCTCTACGCCGAGATCAAGAAGTCCAGCAAGTACGCCCACCAGGCCGAGTGGTGCCGCACCCAGGGCTACGGCTACCCGTTCAAGGTGCGCATCGTGTTCGACACGGACGGCTACTCGGTGAAAGGAGGCGTCGGCGGGCAGTACCGCCTGGAGGACGTGAACCTGTACGTCCTCCAGGACGGCAAGAAGATCCGCGTTCGGTAACCCACCCCCCAGAAACAAGAAGGCCCCGGTGAGCGGCAACTCACCAGGGCCAGACCAACCCAAGGAGAAGCACCATGCAAGCACAAACCCCCGAAGTCAGCGCCGAGCAGGCTACCACGCCGCGCTACGACACGATCGTTATCCGTGGCGCGCTCGGTAAGGAAATCCCCCGCACCGTCGATGGCGGTGAGGTCGTTAGCTGGGCCCGCGGCCATGAGCTGGCTGCGGGCGACGCCCTGCTGGAGTTCGTGAATTACGTGGCAGACGGCGACTGTGGCATCGCCCCGGAGCTGAGCGCCAAAGCACGCAAGGCTTTGGACCTGATGGAGCGCCGCAGCGCGCAGGGCTGGGACGCGGACGAGGAGCCAGAAGACTGGCAAGCCGCGGTCAACCGTGCGGCGCACCAGGCCCGCGAAGTGTTCTGCGACTCCCATGACGACGCCACTCAAGCGATTGAATACATGAAGGCTTTGCTGCAACAGGCCGCTCCGGTCATGCAAGGCGGTGACGCATGAAGCCCTGCACCGTTGGCAAACGCCATAGCTGGACCTTCGTCCGCAACGTCGTCACCAGCCACCTGAACGGCCGTGTCGGTCGCATCACCAAGCGCGGGCTCTACCGCTGCGAATGCGGCGCCGCGAAGTACGGCAACCCCGGCCACCAGGCCGAAGGTGGTGCGCAATGACCAACCGCACCCGCCCGACCATGGCCAGCCACCGGCTGGACCTGCCCAGCATCTGCGACATCTGCAACAAGGCCCGCTCCACCCGCAAGCACGCTGCCTGTAGCCGCATCCGCCAGCAGCGCAAACAGGAAGAGTGGGCCAGCTACATGGGCAACCTCACCGCGAAGAAAGCCCAGGGAGGCCGCCGTTATGCTCGTTAAGCGCATCCTCCGACACTTCCACTTCTGCTGTGGTCTGGGCGGTGGCGCAAAGGGTTTCAACCAGGCGAAGCCCGTGGTCGGCAACGTCCAGGCGCACTGGGAATGCCTCGGCGGGATAGATGTTGACCCGGCTGGCCTGCGCGACTTCGAGCGCCTGGCCGGCGTGCCGGGAACGCTGCTGGACCTCTTCACCCGTGACCAATACACGCGCTTCCACGGTCAGCAGCCGCCGGCTGGCTGGAGCGAGGCCTCGGCAGAAGATGTTCGCCGCGCCGCGCGGAACCAGCGACCAGACGCGGTCTTCATCAGCAGCCCATGCAAGGGCGCCAGTGGCCTGCTGTCCGAGGCCACCAGCAAAACCCCGAAATATCAGGCGCTCAACGAACTGACGTTGCGCTGCATCTGGCTGATGGGCGAAGCCTGGAAGGATGACCCGGTACCGCTGATCGTCTTCGAGAACGTGCCTCGGCTGGCCACTCGCGGCCGGCACCTGCTGGACCAGATCAACAGCCTGCTCAGCCACTACGGCTATGCGGTGGCGGAAACCACTCACGACTGCGGCGAGCTGGGCGGCCTGGCGCAGTCCCGCAAGCGCTTCCTGCTGGTGGCGCGCCACGTCGAGAAGGTGCCGCCGTTCCTCTACGAGCCCGAAAAGAAGACCCTGCGCGCGGTCGGCGACATACTTGGCCGCATGCCGTTGCCAGGCGACATCGAGGCGGGCGGGCCGATGCACCGCATCCCGTCGCTACAGTGGAAAACTTGGGTGCGGCTCGCCCTGGTTCGCGCCGGGAGCGATTGGCGCAGCCTCAACGAGCTGGCGATCGAGGACGGGCACCTGCGCGACCTGGTGATCGTGCCGGAATACCGCGCGGGCTACATGGGCGTGCATCGCTGGGACGACACCAGCGGTACCATCGCCGGCCGGAGCAGCCCCACGAACGGCGCGTTCTCGGTCGCCGACCCGCGGTACCGGCAGGCGGCCAACTGGAATCACGGCCAGCAGTTCGGCGTCATCCGCTGGAGCGAGTCGAGCCCGACCATTCCCGGGCAGACCATGCCGGGACAGGGCACATTCAGCATTGCCGACCCGCGGCCGAACTGGAACCGCCACAGCGGCAACTACCGTGTCATCCCGTACAACCAGCCAGCCGGCACCATCATCGCCGGCGGCAAGGGTGTGCAGGGTGGGCAACAGTCGGTGGCCGATCCGCGCATCCTTCACCGCAGCAAAGGCGACAACTACCTCACCGGCGGCCACTACGGCGTGATCCCGTATGACCAGCACTGCGGCGCGATAGCAGCCAGCTCACGCTACGACAGCGGCCGGTTCAGCGTCGCAGACCCTCGCATTCCGGCTGCTGACGACCGCATGACCTGCATCATCCGCAGCCTGGACGGCACGTGGCATCGCCCGTTCACAACCTTGGAGAAAGCTGCCCTGCAAAGCCTGGTCGAGCCCGAAGAGCAGTTGATCCTGGACGGCCTGAGCGACAAGGACTGGAGCGAGCGCATCGGCAATGCGGTACCGCCGAAAGCGGCAGAGGCGATCGGCCATGTCATGGGCACCACCCTGCTGCTGGCCGCCGCGGGCGAGACCTTCATGCTCAACAGCATGCCGATCTGGGTCCGCCAGGTGGCGGTGGGGCTGAGCGTGGCTCAGCAGGAGCATTTCGGTGGCTGAGCAAGACAGCAGCCAGATCAGGCTGGAATGCGAGGCCAGAACTTGGCTTCGCAAGGGCTACACCACGGCAGAGCGCATCACCGAACTCACCGCGCTGATCGCCAAACATCGAGGCACCGCCGGCGCAGCAAAGCTGATCGAGGAGATGCGCCGGCAGTGGGCTCGCCGTAGCGAGTGGCTGGGAGGGCAACATGGCTAGCGGACCGAGGCGAGAAGGCCGGAGCCGCGATTCTCGGCAATGGCCATCGGCCAGCAGCAGTAAACTGGAGGCCCGCCCATGAGCGAAGCCTCCAGCGTGTTGACCTTCGACGATCTCAAGCGCATTACCGGCTACGCTCGCCGGGCCGACGTGGAGCGGGCGCTGCACGAGCAGGGCATCCGTCTGTTCCGCGGCCGCACCGGGCCGTGGACCACGGTGGATCTGATCAACCAGGCCGGCGGGCTGAAAGCCGGTAACCAGGAGCAGTACGGCGTCGAGATCCTATGAGGCGAGCAAGGAAGCACAACCCCCACATCCCACCGCACATTGATCAGGCCGCTATCCCAGCGGCCGTTTTCTTTGATCATCGCGGCAAAGGCAGCTGGTACACCCTGCACCGTGACGAAGCCGGCCGGCAGCGCCGGCAGAACATCGCCAACAGCTCGGCCACGCTTGGCGAGCTGCACCGAATCATGGAGGTGCGCAACGGCGTGGACCGGGAGAGCCTCAACTTCCTGTGCCGGGAGTACCACGACAGCGCCAAGTTCAAGCGGCTGGCTCCGAAGACCCAGGAAAGCTACAGCTGGTCGCGCGACGTCCTGGTCAACATTCCCACCAAGCTCGGCAAGCCACTCGGCGAGCTGGCCGTGCGCAAGTTCACCCCGGCTCTGATCCAGCGGCTCATCGATCGGATCGCCGACGAGGGCACGCCGTCGAAGGCTGCCCACGCGCTGCGGTACCTGCGGCTGGTGATGCAGTGGGGCCGTAACCGCGGCTATCTGGACAGCAACCCCGCCATGGGCATCGAGGCGCCGGTCGAGCGTAAGCAGCGCCGGCTGCCGTCGCTCGACGTGATGCAGCGCCTAATCGACCGCGCCCGCGAGCTGGGGCAGCTGAAACGCGGGCAGAAGGATGCCGTGCCGCCGCACCTGAGCTACGTCATGGAGCTGGCCTACCTGTGCCGGCTGCGCGGCATCGAGGTCGTTACGCTGACCGACGCCAACGAGCTGGCCGAGGGCATCCTCACCAACCGGCGCAAGGGCAGCCGCGATAACGTGGTCACCTGGACGCCGCGGCTGCGCGCCGCCTGGGATGCCGCCAAGGCGCGACGCGCCCAGGTGTGGAAAGCCCGGGGCACAGCGGTGCCAGTCCTCCCGGAGAAGCGCTTCATCATCACCGCCGACCACGGCGGGCCGCTGGGCAAGTCCGGCCTGGACACTGCCTGGAACCGCTTCATGCGTAACGCGATCGCGGCCGGCGTCATCACGGCGGAGCAGCGCTTCGGCCTGCACGACCTCAAGCGCCGCGGCATCACCGACACCCCTGGTACCCGGGCCGACAAGCAGGAAGCCAGCGGCCACCGCGACGAGTCCATGCTCGACATCTACGACCTGAGCGTCCCGAAGGTCGCCCCCTCCGCTCTCTGA